AAGCATTGTTTTTAATGGCTCTATTCCCTCAACTATTATAGCTCCTAGTTGTTCGTTTACATCCGATAATTGATTTCCTAATTGTTGGAATGGTCCTAATCCAGCTTGTGCTGCTGCTTCTGCTGATCCTCCATATTGTTTATCTAATTCATTAAGAATAATAGTTTGAGCTTCTGCAAGTCTATTAGTATTAGCTAATGATTTAATTACTGCTTTTTGCTCTTCACTAAATTGAATACCACTTCTGCTTAATGCAGATAAATTTGCAACTGGATCATTTAAAGCTTTTCCTAATTGAATACTTGCCGACTTTAAATCTCCATCTAATCGAGTTGATAAATTTAATGCAGCTACTTGAGTCCTAGCAAATTGCTCTCCAGCTATATTTGTAAATGTTAAAAGTTGAGCAGTTGCATCTTTTAAAATTTCTTCATCTCCAAAAATAGTTTTAGTTTGTAAGTCTGCTGCCATCTTTTGCAGCTCTTCAGAAGTGAATCCAGCAGCTTCTCCAGTTGATTTAAGACCAGCTTCTACTTGAGCTACTGCTTTTGCTTGAGCATCAAACGACTTTACTGCTAAAGCTCCAAGTCCTACTATTGGCAAAGTTAAATTTCTAGTCAAAGTCTGACCAGTTCTTTGCATACTAGCTCCGAATTTTTTAAGACTTCTAGTAGATTTTTTTAAGCTACTCTGAAACTGCTTATCATTTAAAGATAGTTTTACACTTAAATTCTTTTCAGCCATTTTTTTTATTTATTAAATCGTATTTCTTAGCTATATACTCAGCTCGCTTTTTTTGTTTCTCAACATCTTTAACCTCTACTCCTTTCTCCCATTCAAACTTTACAAGTTTTTGAGGAGTTAAATTTTGCCCTTTTTTTGTATGAGGCTGCAACATTAAACAAGCTAACCATCTTACTCTTTCCCATTCTCTCTTTTCTTTAGATTCTATTACGTCATTACGACCTTTTTGAATTAAAAAAAATTCATGGAAAGTTAAATTCCAAAATTCATTAGGCAACAATCCAAGCCCATAACCAACAGACTCTAATGTATCCCAGTCTATTTCTTTGCCGCTTTCTTCTTCTTTGCGGCTTTCACGTTTCCCTCGTTTCCAAGTTTAGCACTAAATTGATTTGAGAACACTTCTAATACTTTATTTAAAGCATCAAAATCTTCATCTAATAAATCTGCTACACTTTCAACTGTTAAAGAACATTCTTGTCCGCTTACTCTTGATCCATCTTTTATTCCATTTAGTATCAAAAAACAAGCATCATCTAAACTCATTGACTCTCCTAACTTATCTAAATCACTTAAAGCTCTGTCTGTATCTTTGCAGAACATTCTTAAAGCATTCATTCCAAACCTTACTGGATAATCCTTTCCGTTTATTAAAACTATTTCGTACATTTTTTATCGTTATTTATCGTTATTATTTAATTACCATTGAAGAGAGGAGGAGAATAAACTCCAACCTCAATCCAACGATAAATTCATTATGATACATCTAAAGTACCGCTTCCCTCTATTGAACAAGAGTACGTTGGAGCATCTTCTGTTCCTCCAGAAATCTCTAAAGAAGTAAGAAAACCACTTCCAGTAACTGTATAACCAGCAGCAGATGCTAAAGCAAAAGTAAAAGTTACTGCTGTTCTAGCTAACATTTGAGTAAATAGTTCTTGTACATCAGTATCTCCAGCTACTGCTTCAAAATCCATAAGACCATCAGCACTTAAAGAAAAACTTTTTGTACCTCCTAAAAGCTCTCTAAATCCTGAAGAGTCTTTTGTTGTAATATCAATAGTATCTACATTTGTTGAAAGTGATACGTTTTGACTGTGCATTAATTTAGCTTCAGCTCCTCCATCAGTAGGAGAAACTTTTAATATTAGCTCTGTTCCGTTAAAAATTGCCATTGTTTATTATTTTTTAATTAATTAATTATTGATTGTATCTAAAGGAGTATCTTCGTTTTTCTCCTTTTTAGATTGCTTTTTTTTATTATCTATTGCGTTATTATGCTTTAAAAAGTTATAAACTGCTCTAACTACATTATAAGATTCTCCCTCTTTATATTGTACTTCTCTACATTCTATATTCTTTTTAATCTTTACTTTATAAGTTTCCATAAATTTTATCTATTTATATTAAATCTATAATCGTGTGCTATTTGATAAATTCCATTTGTGCCACTTGTATCGTCAAAAGATTCAACAGAATTTTCAAAAAATATCTTATCTACTACAACTCCATCATAAGTACCACTTACATAATCTAAAGCAGTTCTAACAAATCCTGACAAAGTAATTAAATCGCTATACTTAGAATGAACTAAAGTAATCTGAACACTAACATAATCATAAGTAGATACTCCATTTTTAGTCATATTAGGAATATCGCTTACAACTTGGTAAACTATAAAAGGAAGAGTAGAATCATTTTGGCTAAACTTAAATCTAGCTGGGAATATTCTAGTAATACCTCCAGTTGTAACTAAAGGAGCTACATTAGAATCATTACTTAAAATATTATATATTGCTTTTCCTACTTCCATTATTTTTTAAATCGTTTCTCAATCAATGCTTTTAATTGATTTGTTACGTCATTTAATGCTTTTGATCCTTTGCTTCTTGCAGCTTGGTCTAACATTCTTAAACCAGCTACACCTCTAAAACCATACTCTAAAAAGTAAAAATAAAAGCCAGTCTTATTTTCATTAGCATAAGCTCCTTTTACTCTTGGTCCTATATAAACACTTGGAGAAACACCTCTTCTATTTTTTCCGTTTATTACCGCTAATGACTTTCTTAATTGTCCGCTATCTTTAGGAACTAAACCTTTTAACTCTGTTAGAATTGGCTTGGCTGCTTTTCTCATTGCTTGTCTTAAAATAGTTTTGTTTTTAGAATCACTCATATTTAAAGACTCTAAATTTCTAGCTATTTTAGCAAGTTCTTTTTTATCTATTGTTAGCCCTACATTCATTAGCTTGAGAATATATCTTTTAAATCTTTCTTAACTATTGTTAAAAGCATCTTATCCTTTCTTCCTATTTCTTTAATTCCTAAAATAGCAAAAGTATTCGACCCATTAGTTAAATAAAAATCTGGACTTGTACCGATTGCAGTCCTATATCTAATTAAACATTCAACCATTTGCTCCCCTACAAATACATCTGATTCATAGCTAGTCTTACCAGCTTTAAAATCAAAATTAGCGTAAATAGTTACACTTGTAGGAGTTTCAGCTATTCTCTCTCCATAAGAGTTAGTAGTAAATGTTTGATTAAATAAAGTTAATTTTCTATCTAACTTTCCAAATATCATAATTCTAAAAGTCTGTAAGGAGTTAGCATATATTCAACCATTAAAGGTATTTCTTGTACTTGTGTACCTAAAACAATATCCTGTCTTTGCTCGTAATATCTACCCACTATAATTAGCATTGCTTGCTTAATAGCATCCTCAACTTCAGCAGCAGTACCTCCAGCAACAAACTCAACCTCTACTGCGTTAGGTCTTTCGTAAGTATCAGGGAAAGTACCATTATTACTCTCGTATATTCTTCCTGGCTTTATCTTATCGTCTAAATCATAATTAGATGAATCTAAAGTTTGTAAATTATTATTATTGTCATAATACTTTACATGAGTAACACTATCGACTATTCCAACTTGTAAATCAATATAAGGAGGAAAAACATCAAAGAATAAATTATAAGTCTGACTAATTAATCTTCTTCTTGTAAACTCCTCTACTTGATTAGTAGCAACTCCTATTAATGCAGTTATATAATCATTGTCATCATCATAATCAGAATCAACTCTCAAATGTTGCTTAGCTTCAGCTAATGTAATAGCAGTATCAGTTGGAGCAGTTTTTAAAACTAGCTTACCATAATTTACATATCCATCAATACTGAAATAATTATAATTTAACATATATAAAAAAGTAAAAAAAGGAGAGAGCGATTAAACTCTCTCCAATTAAAATTATGCACTTAAAGTAGTATACTTC